TGTTCAACTACACGATGAACCGCATGTTCGTCTACGTCCACTCCAAGCAGCCCCATGCCCAGGCGATAACCTACTACTTCGCCATCGCCTTCATCTGGCTGTGGTTCACTATCGGCGCTACCGTCTTTCTGGTCGACCGCTTCCACCTCGAACTCTATATCGCGCGCTCGATCGTCGGGCTCTTCGTCGGCATAGCGGGCTTTGCGGTGAGCTCGCTCATCACCTTCAAGATCCCGACCCGCCGCTAGCTGCGCGCTTCTTCAAGAAGCCTTCACCGACCTTAACAGATCCAAGGACATAAGTATCGAATTCTGTCCCCTGCGACGACTTCATGAAATATGGAATACCCTTACGACCTGTAGCCGTGAGAGCTGGCCACTTAGATTCAAGGATCTTGCCGATCTCTGGATCCGACAGGAGGTGACGGTTAAACGACGAGTTGTATTCCTTCTCCTGCAAGAAGACTTTGATCGGATCAAGGTCCCACATGTCTGGCTTGAACTCAGTCTTAGACTTGCGAAGCCCAAGATAACGGGTCATCAAGTCTTTTCTACGTTCAATGTAGTTTGGAATGCTATCATCCATGAGGTCGTCAGCAGCCCTTGCTTTGATAAGAGCTGACATACTACCGATGTTGACCCGGGAGTGGTTGACTCTTGTAACGTAATCATCAAGTGATACAAATGGTCCTTTAGTAACAAGTTCGTTGACGACTGCAGGTCCAACTGATTTAATAGCAGAAATAGGGGCAACAATCTTTCCGTTCTGGATAGAAAAGATTTGAGTGGGATGTCTGAGGCTAGGGGCGACAACCGTGTCTCCAAGGTATGCAATATACTTCTTAATTTTGTCACCGTTTTCCTCGTTGTTAAGTACTGCAGTCCACCACTCAAGTTTGTAGTGATGTTTCAAATACAGCGTGATGTAACCAAGCTCACCGTATGCATGGCTGTGCGATTTGTTGAATGAGTAACGGGCGAAAGCTTGGATCTGCTGACAGATCGTCTCGATAGCCTCATCTGTCCAGCCACGCTTAGTGCAAGACTCACGAATCTTCTTGAACGTGTTCATGATAACTTCATGCTTCTTCTTCGCAATCGCACCACGGATGACGTCAGACTCTTCCCATGTGTAACCAACGACATCAACCAGGAATTTCATTACCTCTTCTTGGTAGACGAATACGCCGTTCGATTCACCTAAGATGCCTTTGAGATCTTCGTTGAGGTACTCAACCGTGCGCTTTCCGTTACGAACATCCATGTAGTACTGTGCCGCTGTCGTATCGTAGAGCGGAGCATCGAGAGCACCTGGACGAAGGAGAGCGGTCATTGCGGAACAATCAGATCGACGGATGGGTGCAAATTCAGGGGCATACCCCTTAACAAGCTCCGTGTTGAACTGGAAGCTAGAGTCTGTATCCTTCTGATAGAAATCAGTGAACACACCTTTATCAGCATCCGGCAGGCGATAGATGTATGGAACACCCTGCTCCTCTTCACGGAAGTTAAAGTGATGGTTCTGCTGGATAAGGTCCATCGCATCTGAAACCATGTTCAGAGTGTTGATCCCCAGAATATCCGCCTTGACCATGCCACATTTCTCAACCATCGGTGCATCAAACTGCGTCACCATGATCTCGCCCAATTCTTTATCGGAGAACATCATAGTTGGAACGCGACCGTCAGCCAGATCGATCGTTGAGATAACAAACGCAGAAGCGTGACGAGACCAGCCAGCGATCGCGCCGATGAGCTTCTTAACAAGGGCTTCAACCTCTGGACGGGCCTTGAAGAATGCAGCAAGAATAGGTTTCTTCTCTACTTCCCCTTTGTGCTCTTCACCTTCTTGGTCCGTATATCCATAAAGGAAGTCGTGTTCGTCGACGCCCTGTGGAGAGTCATCGATCTGGTCGCAGACATCCATGATCTCAGGGTCTTTCCCACCGCGACCATAAAGAGACGACATTGCATCCTTGATGGCTTTCTTCGTCTTCATCTTAGAGAACGTTGCCATCTGAGCGAAGCCCAGACCATACTTCTCTTGGAGATACTTCATCACGAGAGGACGTGCGCGCTTAGAGATATCCAAGTCGATATCCGGGAACGATCCGGCACGGATACGGGCATGACTCAAGAAACGTTCGAATGGAAGGTTGTATTGGACCGGATCCACGTGAATGATCTTTAAGTAATAGCTGAGAAGCGATCCGCCGGCAGAACCACGGGCAATGCCTTGCATCAAGCCAGTTGCTCGAGCGTAGGCACAGATGTCTTCGTAGACCAGGAAGTACGGTAAGAAGTTGAGCGTATCATTTTTCATGATGACGTCTACTTCCTTCTTGAAGCGCTCTTTGTATTCAGGAGCATCATTCCAGCGACCATGCTCCTTGATCTTCTGCATCATGAAGTAGTAGGTCTGCATGTTGTAATCTTCAGTCCTAGCTTGGATCTCACGTGGGATCTCAATCTTAGGAAGATGGTAGTCGTGCTTGACTTTAATCGACACCGCTTCGGACATGATGTCCAGGGTGTTTTGGATCATCTCGGAGAAATCAGCTTCATTGATTGCGTCACCAAGATGACCCTTCAAGATCGAATACATCTCACGGGCTTTCACCACGTGGCGCGATTCGAAGAAGTAACGGCTGTCTTTGTAAGCGTTACGAGACACGCAGTCTTGCACGATCTTGTCTTCAGGATCGATGAAGTGGGCATCAGAGACTGGGACACATTTGATCCCAAGCTCACGAGCAGTCTCCAGATAGAAAGCATTGATGTGCTTCTGGATGTTGCCGCCCTCTACGTTATAGCTGCGGAAACCAATGTCTGAGTCGAAGTAACGATATTGATCTAGTGCGGCGAGCTCAAGACGAATGTCCAAGTTGTCATTGAGATATTGGATAAGCTCTTTCGCGGGCCCCAGCTGACGGCTGAGAAGCATCTGCGTGATCGGCCCAGTGATCCCTGGAACGCCGAACACGATGCCAGACTTGCGTCCGATAACATCTTCGAGATCGATTGTTGGGAACTCTTGATCTGAGATGGTGATACGCTTTGTCCAGCCCATCGATGAGAGCTTAACGAGATTCTTATATCCTTCGTTTGAAGTTGCCCATGCAGACAGATAGAAGAGCTGATCGTTAAACTTAACATGCAGACCGGTCCCTGGAATACCAACAACCTTCTCCTTGATCTTAGTCATATCAAAGAGGGATGCAGCGTTTCCGTGATCTACTGCTGAAAAGCCTGGGACGTTATTGGCAACAGACCATTTGACCCATTCATCCACCGAGTTCAAGGAATCAGTATGTGAGAACATTGAATGGATGTGCAGTTGTGCCGGCTCTGGGAAAGAGACATCCAACAGTGGGTGTTCTGGGATATCGAATACTTCGACCTCACCAAGCATATCCGAGACATGTTTATCAACCTCAATAGTAGCAAGAATATCTGACAATGCGTCATGGGCGTTGATTGGAATGTTCCAGTGCGCCGCAAGCGTGGCCAATTTGATATTGACAGTTGAAAGCTGGCTCTTAACCTTCTTTGCCCGCTTCATTGTGTCGCGAGTATCGCCGGTGAAGAGTGCAAGGAAATCAGCCTCGCGGCCAACCTTCTTAAAGAGAGAAGCAATGAAGTCCTTATCGAAACCAACGTTATAGCCGGCGATGATGAAGCGACAGTTGAACTGTTTGGCCCATGTTACGAGATTGTTCACTAGGGCTTCTGGTGATTGCTGCTTGCGGAGGAATTCGATTGTGAGGCCGTTAACAGCTAAAGCTTCTGGTTCAACCGTGCTGTAATCGAACGGTTGGCAGTACTGGTTGAAGCTGAGCGGCATTCGCTGGCCGCCGATAACAGGAATACAAGCAAGTTGTACCAAATCCTGTCGAAGCGAATCGAGACCAGTCGTCTCTCCGTCCAGCCACAAATAATTAACGGTAGTGTGTCCTAATTTCATGACGCAATTATACAAAAGAAAATGGCGCTGTGTTCGACAGCGCCATTCAGCGTTACATCATGTTAGTTACGGGAGCTTACATCGTTGCGAACGTGAAGTTCAGATCGATGCTTGTCGTTACTGTGTCGGTAACATTTAACTTTGGTGTACATTCGAAAGCGTAGATGCTCTGTTCTGCAAGACCAGAGACAACACCTGCAAGGTACGACTTCAAAATCAAGTTGTTGCCTTTGTTTCCACGGAGGGCAACTGGATTGTAGCTTGTTACGTATGTCAAGGTGAATGTGGTGAGTCCAAAAGCCGCCTGTTCTTTAAGATCATCGCTTAGGGATGTCAAGTTGTCTGTGGTAATAAAGGTTACACCAGCAGCGAATGCATTATCGCACTGGGTAAGTAGACCCGTACTGCCATCATAAAAATCTGTTTTTAAGCTCATAGGCCCTCCTAAAACTTAAGACTATTCTATCAGGAGTTTGCGCCTGAGCTAGGATTCACCTCTCCGCCCTGGATCTCTTGGATCTTTTCCAGGAGGAAGTTGATCTTAGCACGCTCGTATTTAATCTTAGCGGTATAGGCGCTATTGATGTCTTTAACGATCTGCTTAGCAGCCGCAAGACGCTCATCAGCGTTACGTTCTTCTTCGACCTCACGGATGATTTGAGTCGCTGATACGATCAGCTGACCGGCCGTATCCTCGTCTACGTTCTCGTGGTTATCGACGAATGACTTGCTGAGTGTTTTATTGTCTGACATTATTTGCCCCTTTTTGTTTTGACTTGATCTTTCAATTTCAGGGCTCTTTCTACAATCTTCTCCAAACCGATAGTCTTCTTCTTGGCCGTATATTTGCTGAGACCTTTAAGAAGAGTTGCAGGCTGGATTTGATATGCAACCCAATCAGAGTTAACTACGCCTTCAAGCGTATCAAGTTCTTTAGTGTAAAGCTTAAGTAGGCGTTCAATGCGTTCCATATATGTCTTCTTATCGTGGCAAACGTGACAGATGCGCTGAAGATTTTCCTTAGCACACCAGAGACGATCGATGAATTCGTTCCAATCTTTCTTCCCATGTTCTACGGAGATGA